AGGGCCCCTAAGGGCCCTCCCTGCTGATGCATTGCTGTTGGGTAATACCGACCGGTAATTCAGCACGTTTGAACAGGCTCGCTGCGCTTCCGATAAGCGTGGGTGTCCTGAGCCGCCTGGCCCTTGAGTGTGAACTCTTGGGATGGTCTTAAGACTGCAGGTGGACCCGCGGTAACGCGGCTTTGAATGCTCCGATGGAGGTGCTGCTGCTCTGAGGGCTTCCCCCCAGGTCTCAACAGTACAGGCTGTGTAAGTCAGCCCACCTTCTAGATCGGTTTCTCGTACAGGATGGAAAGAGATGACTCCTCGTCAGCGCAGCCAGTCTTCGATAGTAGCAGATTTACCTTACTACTTTTCGTGGACTGGAGATTTTCCGCACAATACGATATCGGACACGTCAGTGATGACGGATACGGTAAACGACGTGCATGCGCTGGGTACCGGGGGTGACATTGGCGGTCCTATGGACCTAACCAAAATCACCCACGAAGCAAGCCCTTCAGGTAGAATCGAAGGGTTCGGTACCGGTGGTCGCCACTGGTTGGCGCCGAAGGGGGTTGTGCCGTCTGATCTTCTTTATGAAGATTTTAACGACCAACCCTTTACGGATGCCCACTCTGACCTAACTATGCTAACGTTAGGTTCGACGGCGATCTCACGAACCATTCCCACCAACCCCGCGTTCTCCTTGAGCCAAGCTCTTGGAGAGTTGAGGGCTGATGGTGTACCGAGGATCCCAGGGGCCGCACTAGCGGAGAGGACGAAGTACCTGAAAAACTCAGGTGACGAGTACCTCAACGCGTCGTTCGGTTGGGCTCCTTTTGTGTCGGATTTGCGAAACTTCGCCCGCACTGTGAAAGATTCTCACAGGATCTTGAAGCAGTATACAGCGGGTTCAGATAAGCGGATTCGACGACGGTACATCTTTCCGGCAGAGACGTACAATAGGGTGAACAAAGGCTCTGGGGTTCCATACCCCAATGTCGATGCAAACCTTAGTACGTTCATGTCCAACGGAACCCATCAGCGTTTGGCCACGAGAGAAACGTGGTTCAGTGGTGCGTTCAAGTACCACATTCCTGTCGCAGATGATGCGTTAGGTAAATTCGCTGAATGGGAGACCAAGGCTGACAAACTCCTTGGTATAGAACCCACGCCAAAAGCAGTGTGGGAACTTACTCCGTGGTCCTGGGCCGTCGATTGGTTTTCCAACACCGGTGATGTTTTGAACAACATTTCCCGGTTAGGCAACGACGGATTGGTGTTAGAGTTTGGGTATGTCATGTGTCGTTATGTTCAGATCGATGAGATCATCGCATATGACTATTTCAACCACCCTGGCTCTCTCAAACGGACCCTCAAGGTCCTGAAGAGGCGTCAAGCAACACCATACGGTTTCGGATTCAACATGGCCAATCTTAGTGTCCGTCAGGACGCTGTTTTGGTCGCTCTTGGTTTGTCCAAGGGAGCGAAATAGGACCCGCTATAGGGACCTACACCATGGCGTGCGCATGTCGCGCACGTCCTTGCCGAAGGAGCATTGCCTTGCTTGCCGATCCTCAGAGCATTACTATCAACGCAATCGGAGTTTCTCTTCCGTGTGTGAGCCGTGGTGCCAATACGTCGACCTACCAGTCGGCGGATGGTCTCACTAAGCTCACCATCTCCCATAACTACGGGAAGCGGAAGCGGACTCTGATTCGCTTCGACTCGACGAAGACGGCTGCTGACCCTCTGGTCAGTACCGTCAACAACGTCTACTCGGAGAGCGTCCAGGTCGTAATTGACCGACCCCTCGCGGGGTTCACCACTACGGAGACTAACTACCTCCTGCAGGGTGTGGCTGGCGTCCTGACAGCTTCGTCAGGTAACGTGGCCGCCGCTATCTTGGGTGGCCAGAACTAGAGTTCGCCGGGTGTGGGTGGGATTGGTGCTGCTTGCAGCATTGGTCACACTCACGTCTTTACTCGGCGTTCTCATGCTCCATCAGTCTCATTCTAAAGGTGGATGTATCATCCTTCGGGATGACTCCATCTATTGTGAGATCTGATGCGTTAGATGTAGCTCGGCAAAGGTTCGCAAGGCTGAGGATTGATCCACCTACCTGTAAGGCAGGGAATCATGAAAAGCCTGATCGTGCTTTGGTCGGTGGCACTCGAAGAACTGGGTGCCAAATGCGGCATCAGCACAACTCTCGACCTACAAAAGGCCGAGAGGCGATTCGAACACGAAGGTGTGTCGTTCCTGACACTCTCTTTACCCGCTTTCGGAAAAGCGTTTGAAAGAGCGCTGGAAGAGGGCTCGTTTGGTCCCGGCGCATGTCCTGGTTTTGCCAGACATGGCGGTCTCCCCAGATTCTTAGGGGGTTTCCTGGACCACGTGTTCGATCGGAGTACTGGTTTCTTGCTTGACTCTGCCTGCGTGGATTGCATCTTCGCTATCCGTCAGTTAACACTGATGTTTGGCAAGATCCTTCTTCGTTGCTCGAGAGAGCGCGAGGAGGGCGCCTTGCAGGCGTACGTTGAGTGTGACGAGGAAGTCCGAAGGTCAGACGAAGTAGCTTCGAAGGAGATGTATGATAACCTCTTCCGAATGTCCAACCTCCTATTCCGGGATGTTTTCTCCCGAGTTGACAGAGATGTCTACGAGGGGAACATCATGGGTAGGCACGGCCCCGGCGCCACAGCTGATCGACTTCGAGGAAACGAGAAGTACGATCTCACTGAGTGGCCGGAGCGACTGCAGTCCGTATTTCCTTTCGAGGAACACGGTCTTGCTAGTCCCAGATGGCTACCTGAGCTTAGTTGCTCAGGAGTCGTCGAGCGTGTCAGACACCTGGAACCCGGTGCCGAGCGGCCTGTGAAGGTCACTTTGGTGCCTAAGACGCTGAAGACGCCACGAGTCATCGCCATCGAGCCCACCGCTGTGCAATATATGCAGCAGGGGATCATGGAAAAACTCGTTGAGTACCTCGAACGGGATCCTCTCGTTCGTGGTATGATCGGATTTACTGAGCAGGGCCCTAACCAGGTTCTGGCTCTTAAGGGCAGCCTTCACGGCTCGCTCGCCACACTGGATCTCAGTGAGGCCTCCGATCGTGTCTCCAATCAGCATGTACGGGTAATGTTGCAACGATTTCCTTTCTTCGGAGAGGCTGTTGACGCAACACGTTCCCGGAAGGCTGATGTGAATGGCAAGGTCATCGATCTCGCCAAATTCTCGTCTATGGGTTCTGCTCTGTGCTTTCCCTTTGAAGCGATGGTGTTTCTATCGCTTGTTTTCCTAGGGATTGAAGCGGAGCACAAGAACCAGTTGACCAGGAAGGCGGTCCGCCGCCTGATCGGCTCTGTGCGTGTGTACGGGGATGATATCATTTGCCCCGTACGCTATGTGCCCAGCGTGATTCGCGTCCTTGAGACCTATGGTTTTAAGGTCAACGCGCACAAATCTTTCTGGAATGGCAAGTTCCGGGAAAGCTGTGGCAGGGATTACTACAACGGCACGGATGTATCTGTAGTCCGTGTTAGAAGAGTTCTTCCTGCATCACGCAATGATGTTCCAGAAGTTGTGGGTACTGTGGAGCTCCGTAACCGGTTATACTTCGCCGGGATGTGGAAAACTGCAGCTCATCTGGATGAGATGTTACAGTCTCTTCTCCGGTACTACCCAGTGCTGGATCCAGATCCGAACTCATTTGCCCTCACGGGCCAATGGGGAACGGCATCTCCTCTGTTAGGTCGGGTGTCATTCCTAGGCTACCAAGCCGAAAGAATGCACCCGGATCACCATACCCCTTTGGTTAAGGGGTGGGTGACCTCCAGCCGCCCGCCGATCTCTAAGATCAGTGAGCATGGTGCCTTGCTTAAGGGATTCCTCAAACGCGGCGAATTGCCATTCGCTGACAGGGATCACTTGGAACGTCAAGGACGTCCTCAGTCTGTCCGCATTAAACTGAGGTGGAAGCCTCCCTATTAAAGGGAGCATGGGTCGCGCGGTCCCAGTAGCTCGAGCTACTGGGAGGACCGTGCGGCCTGCAGGGGATCAGATGGTCCCACTGTCGCCCACCGGGCGCAGGGGATGCATTTGGCAGTGCATCCCCTGCT